GACTGGGAAATTCTTCATCGTCCGGGTGCCGTTGTTAGTAATCGTGAATGAGCGAGCCTGGGTCTGGCCGATGGTCGAGGTGGGCGCGAGCCGCACCGTGCCGTGCACGGGTGCCATGCCCTCAATCAAGAGATCGTCGAATCCGCCATACGTGGCGTTGTCGATGGTGCCGGCGGACTCCGTGATGGGGGTGGTATCGATCCAGGTCGGAGATGCGGTCAAAAAGACGACATTGATCGTGTTAAGCTCGTCCTCGTTGTCCGCCGGCACCAGTTGCACGACGGCGTCGCACTGCACGTTGGTCGGCGTGTCGAGCGGCATCGTACCGATGAGCGTGCGGGGGGTCACGTCAATCGGGTTGAGAACACCGAGAAGTCGCGTCTTGGCGAGGGTGATGTTGTCGGTACCCCGGTAGATGAACTTGACGGGGATGGAGCGCGGTTCAATGGTGGCGCCGGAGAACTCAGGAGTCCCGTTCTGCCGGACCTCGATGGTCGGCGTGATGGTCCACGTGCCCTGCTCTTCGAGGACCCAGGGCTCCCAGTTGAGGTCGGCGAACTCCACGCCATCGAACGAGACGATATTGGTGACTTGCACGCGCGCATGAGCCGTTCAACGCGGGGCTCTGGCGCTGTGGCTCGGGCCGCTTGGGGCGTTTCTGTTACGGCAAGTATAGCGGAGCACGTCCCAGCCATTGCGAAGCAGCGTCGGTTCCGGCACACTCCCCTCAATCGAGGGGAGTTGTCATATGCGGTGCTGGTTGGTCCTATTAGTGGTTGGATGTCTAATATTGCCAAATTCAGCGTTGGCGCAGAACGCGACGCCTGTCACGGCAGATGGTCGCCCAGAACTGTTGACACCCATTTCCCTTTCAAATGGACTGACCGTGCTCTACTATCGATTTCTCCCAGCCAGATATGATGGCGACTGGGAAGTTCTTGGGGAGTTCCGTAACGATTCAGACAATCGCATCGAATTGCCAACTATTGAGTTTCGATTTACAGATCAACACAATAATACCTACTGGCAGTTTGCTACTTATACTCCCAACCCATGGCTTGATCCCGGCGAAACAGGATTTTTCTATGCTCCAATGTCGAGCGAGAGCATCACATTAATTGAGGATTGGACGATTCTCGAAGTGCATCCGTGTGCTTCTTCAGTCTATGCTGAATCAGACTTGGAGAACGTGCGATATAGGCTAGATGCGTCAAAGCTAGTGCTCGACTATAACGGCGTTCTCGATGGGCCAGTGGAAATCTCAAATGATGGGACTTCTCTTGGCGAATCTCCGGAACTGTTCGTGATTACTCGAGACGATTCAGGATTTGTGATTTGGATTGATTCCGACCTTATTGGCACAGGTCCGGTGGAACCAGGAACTTTTGTTCGTGACTCCGTTTCGCTCTTTGTGCCTATTCCGAACTCTGGCTACGAGCTGTATCTCACCGAGAATACTGGTGGAGCAATTTCTTGCTAGCGCCGAATACTCGCAAGCGCCTGCCGGCGGGCATCTCCTTGAGCGTTGTTGATCTCCGATCGATGTGAGCTCGGGCCGTAGAAATTCTGAATCACTCCGTTGTTTACGCCGCCATAGCGGCCGCGCCCAGTTGCATAGCTCGCTCCTCCCGGACCGGCATCATTTCCGCTCCCATAATCGAGCGCCGCCATGCGGTTCTGAGCTGACACGGCCGACCGGACGTACCCCATCGTGCGGTCGGTGAAGTCCCGCATTGGCGAAAGATCGTTCACGAGCGCATCAGCGATATATCCAAAGCTCGGCATGAACGCCAAGGGGCCTTCTTTCGCCGGACTATGAGGAAGCAGATTCGCGATATTCTGCGCCACCCGTCGCGCTTCCGATTCGGCAAAATACAACCCGCTCAAATCGAAGGAAAGTGACGCCTGGAAATTCTGACTGGCGAACACTGCTCCCCATCCAAATGCATCCGTGTATCCAGCAGCGGCAAGACTCGTATCAAAATCGAGATCGGCACTGAAAGTCTGTTGCCCAAAGGTTGTCCCCCAACCGAAGGCATCGGTGTAGCCTTTAGCCGCAACCGATGTGTCGAACGTCAGCTTGCCGGTGTAGGTTTCGCTTTCGAATTTCGCCGCCCAGGCACTTGTTTCCAAGATATCCTTAGCAGCTTCAGTATTATCGAATGCCAGTGGAACGCTGAATATTGTCCCCGGCCCCCCCGTGCCGTCATTGCCGAATTCGCTTTGCATCTCCTGGAGCAGGGTTTGTAAGTCAGCGGCTGCCTTCGAGCGATCAACTTCAACATCGACCGGAACAACAAACGCATCAGCCGGGCCAGCCTTCCGGCCGCTGGCGGAGCCACCCCCGAACAAACCCTTGAGATCGCTAATCTTTGCCTCCGCCGGCGCCGTATCTGCATCAATGGTATAGGTAATACTGTAAGCACGATCGCCATAATCCTTAGGATTGAGGATCGTACCGCCGGAATACATGTCGCCGGATCCCCAAACGTTCGCGTTGGCATTCGGCACCCCATTAAGCAAGTTGCCCTGCCAGACCTGATCCTGCTGCAATTCCGCCCCAAGATCGAATGGGCGCTGGTCGGTGATCTCCGTGTCCGTGTGAACGACGAGGTGCCAGAGGAAATTTGCCCCATCCCAAAGCCAACCGGCTGCCGATGCAAGCGCACTTGCCGCTCGATCGCCAAAGCCTTCGACAACACTAAACACACCGTCGAACGAGATATCGATATTGAACGGAGAGAAAGCTTCGCCCCACGCATTCAGATCATCGCTAAGCACCTGGCTGAAGTTGTCGTAGCCATCGAACACCGGATCGGTGACAGTGAAGACAAATCCAGCCAGATCGAAGAATCCGGACGGGTTTCCGAGCAGCGCCAGATATGTCGCCTGCAGGAGATCACTTCCAGCGAGCGCCGCATCCTGGAGCTCATACAGGGGATGAACATTGAACAATGGATAAACGATCCCAAGCGGTGTCCCTGCGCCTCCAGCCGGTCCAAGAAAGAGTTCGGGGAACGCATCTTTGATATTCTGGATGACCGCATCGGTCAGCGTGCCTCCACCAGCCTGATCGCTTCCGCCACCGCCTCCGCCAAATTCGATACTCGGCGTCCCGAGGATGATCGACCACTCGTTAATCTCGGCTTTCCAGTCCGAGTAATAGTCAATCTGGTCTTGAATCGCATCACTGATGACGTTCTGGTCGATGTTTGCTACGGCATCAAGCACATCGAGTGCAATCTGCGCGATCGTGAAGGTTAGCCCACCATCTGGTTCGGCGTTACGCACTTGCCCAGGGCTTCCGCTATTCGGATCTCCCGTTCCGCCGTAGATCGCATTTGCGATGACATCATGGAGTGCTTTTGCCCCACCGGAAATCCAGCCAGTAATCGAAGGGATTCCCGTATCAAGCGACCAATCACCAAGCTTGAAGACGGTATCTGCACTCCAATTCGCCGCTGATTTGATATACGGCCATGCATCAGTTGCCGCGTCCTTTATCCAACCGGAAACCGTAGGAATGGCGGTATCAAGCGTCCAATCGCCAAGCGTGACCTTGTTGTCAAACTCTGGGCCACCAGTGCCATCGCCGACCGTGGTGGTCCCAATCCCCATCTTGCCTTTGACCCAGCCCCACAGATCACCGGCAATGTCAGATACAAATCCCGTCACGCTCGGGATGGCAGTATCAAGGGTCCAATCACCAAGAGTAACGCGGTTACGGTCCGATTCAGGGCCACCAGTACCATCGCCGACGGTCTCAGCCCCGCCGATCCCCATCTTGCCCTTGGCCCATTCCCAGATGTCGCCCCCGACATCAAGCAGGAACCCGCCGAGCATCGGGACACCACTCGTGACGGTCCAGACTCCGAGGTCAACGCCTGCGCTCGCACCAGCCACAATAGCGCCCGACAGCGCCCCCCAGGCTTCCTCGCCGATCGCCTGCAGGGCATTGACGATCTGCTCCCCTTCCCCGCCCGTCGTGAATGTCTGGAGGAGTCCATCGAGGCCGCGCTCATCGAACGCTCGCCAAAGATCGCCGGCGCTATCGGCGAGCGATCCGAAGGCATGCACGGTCCGCTGCAACGGCTCGGGGAACTGCTTGACCAGTTCGTTGAACTTGAACCCATCGGTGAACGCGGTGCCGATGACCTTGGTGAATGGGATGATGCCCTTGGTGATAAACGAGGTCATCCCCGATGCGGCCTTAGCGATGGCGGGTGCGAGCGCTCCCATGCCGATCGTGGCCAACAACTTGACGCTTTGCCGGGCCTTGTCAATCTGGAACCGCGCGGACTTCATCTGCTTTTCGAGCGCCTTCTGGGTGGCGCCCGCGCCATCGCCGGCGTGCTGCATGTTTTCGAGCTCGGCGATGTAGTCGTCGAGATTCTCTCCGCCGAGCGCTGTAGCGGCATTCATGGCCTCTTGGGTGCCGAGCAGTTCGAAGAGCGATTCTTTGCTTCCGCCGCTCGCCTCCGCGACCACTTCGAGGAACCCGGCCAACCCTTCTTGTTGGATCAAGGACTCGGCGCTCGCATACCCCTGGGCCTGGACTGCGGCGGTTAGCGACTCGGTCGGATTCAGTGCCGACTTCATCAGCGAAGAAATCTGCGTCTCAGCCTGAGACGCCCCGATACCCTGAAGGGTCATTTGCGCGAACGCCGCACCAACCTGGTCGAATCCGATCCCAAGCGAATTCGCAATCGGGAGGACGTTGCCGAGGTTCGAAGCGAGTTGCTCAAACGTGATCTTACCGTCGTTGACGGCCTGGAACATCTGGTCGGTGATGGTCTTGGCTTGATCAGCGCCGAGGCCGTACGCCCCGAGGGCGGAGGTCAGTGCATCGGTCGCGACACTGGTGTCGGTGACGCCGGCGCTGGCTGCGAGCGCGGCGTTTTCGAGGATCGTCAACCCATCGCTGCCGGTGAACCCAGCCGAGGCGATGTCATAGAGTCCAGCAGCTAGTTCGGCGGGAGCATCGGTGATCCCGGGGTTCTGGGCAAGCGCGAGGACCTGGCCGGAGAGATTACTGAGGGCACTGTCAGACAACTGCGCGATGGAATTGACGTTCGCCATTTGGGCCTCGAAATCGAGGCCCGTGGAAACCAGCCCGCCGAGACTACTGATGAGCTTGTTGATGCCTGCCCCGGCAACAACACCCAGCGCGGTCCCGACGGCAGTGCCGGCTGCTCCGGCGAGCTTGCCGAAGTTGGTAACGGCAACGCCGGTATTGGCAATCTGCCGTTGCGTGGTGTCCGCACCCTCGGTGCTGAATCTCACGCGCAGGTTGGCGGCATCAGAAAAGGACATGCACAGAGCCCGATCGTGATTGTTCGGGCTCTGGCATCGTCGGCTCTGGCCGCTCCGGAATTACCGTTTGGACTTCTTCGACTTCTTCGCGGCGCGTTCCCGCAATACTTGCGCCGCCTCGGCTTCCGCCGATTCAGCGATGAGGGCCATCTCGGTGTAGAAGACGGGTTGCGCCGCCAACTCCCACAGAGGAACCCCCATGTACCGTGCTGCTTTCAAGGTTTGGTACCAATCCGGACACTCCGCCGTGGCTAGTCTTGGCTCGATGAGCCATCGGCGGAGTCCTTTTTTGACCCGTTGATCTCCTTGAAGTCTTCGGTGAGCGCGAGAAACATCTTATGCTGACTAAAGTACCCGAGGGATTCGAGCGCTTCTGGAGAGTACTCGTCGCCCAAGTTCCATCCGGTCAGCAGTCCAGTGAGCAGGCGAAACGTCGCCTCCGGGCGATCCCCAGCTTTCTCGGCTTCGCCGACGTGCTGGATCAACTCGCGGTTGTAATTGGCCGGCTGATACCGGATCTCAATCGTGGTGTCCTCATCGAGCGCGACGGGGATGGTGCGATTGAGCTTGTACACGATCTGCGCAATAGTGGCAGACATTCACTTGACTCCTTACCCGCTGGCCGTGACGGCTCTGGCGTAGGGATGTAGGGCGTACCCGGTGCACGCCCCAAGAACACGCTTAGGAAATCGCGGTGATGGCGTTGCGCATGAGGATCTGGAACGCGGTACCCCAGGTGTCGTCGTAGTGGATTTCACCCGTGTACTCGACCGCGATCACGCCATCCTCGTCGCTGTAGTCGCTGATATCCGTCAGGAGTACGCACAGATCAGGGCGGAGCAGGAAATTCTGCCCGGACTCGATCTCCGGACCCGTGGCCGGAATGCGGACGAACAGGTGGTCGCCGGCCCGGAGGTCATCGAGGAACCCCATACCGGTGCCATCGGCCTCTACGGTCATGCGAAACTCGGTGGTCGGCGCCAGGTCCACGTGCGTGGCGAACGACGGGTTCGCGGTATCGCCAACCCAGACGGGCCCGTACATGTCGCTGATGTTCCAGGAGCAGCTAAAACACCGCGTGAGCTTGGTGTTGCCGAGATTGGCCGCCACGGTATCGACGTAGATGTCCCACTCAGACCCCGAAATCGGCTGCATCGGGAGCGACGTGAGGGCGACGCCCGGCGTCGTTTCAGTGATCGCTGCGGCGGGCGTGGTGCCGCCGGATAGCGAACTTGAGACGACGACGATCTCCGGCACGTCCAGCTTGGCGTATTTGCCACCGAACGTGAACGTTAAGGGAGTGCCGGGGAGTGCGCCGCCGGCAACCACAACATCGCCGGTATCGATGTTGGGAAGCGCGTCGATGAGGGTTTGGGTGGCGCCGGAGGTCGAGTTGTACGGGACGGTGAACGTTTCACCCATGAACGCGAGCACAACGGACCCACTGGTCGGGGTGCCTGTGATCGTCAGGGTTTGGACCTCATTCGTTCCACCGGAGAGCGTGATGCCGTCTGTGATCTTCAGGCCCAGCATGTCGCCCGAGAGACTGACGCCGTCCCGGTCGTACTCCATGCCGATCGACTTCACGAGCCCATACGTAAACTTCTGCGCCCGCTTGAACGATCCCGACTCGACCACAAAGGTCTTCGGGGTCACGGCGGTGAAGTTGAAGAGTCCCGGATTCCAGAGCAATTCGCGGGCATTCGTTGCCCCGCCAGGCGTGGTGATGTCCGGCGATCCGAAGATGTTGCTGAAGAGGTAGGCGGGATCGGTGTACGAGGCGACATCCTGCGTGATCTGGGCCTCGGACCACTCCTTGTTATTGACACCGATGGTGCCGAACCGCGATCCGCGCGGCCTGTGCGTCTGCACATCGACCTGCACCGACGGCATGATATCGGTCGAGAGCAGGCGTTTGGTCGCACTGCCGCCGCCGCCAGGGGTTGACTCGATACCGATTCGAGTGGACTCGAAAACTGATGCGCGCTCTGGCACGGTGCCAGCCCTTGTGCGTTGGGCTCTGGCTCACCGGCTCTGGCCGCTGGGGTGTTGGGCTCTAGGCCGCTATCGCTCCACGCTTTGACGGCAGCGTGACCGTTTTACTACACCGCCGGCAGTAGGTCGTGACCTCCCCCTGCCAGTCGCCCGATACCACCGCGATCAGGTGCTTCGGGTCTCTGAGCTCAATTGTAATCGTTGGTCGCCGGAAGTCACCGGCATGTTCGATGTGGTCGGCGCACTTTCGGCACTTGACCTCGATCCAGCCGCGCTCGATCGTCACGCGATCGAGGAGGATAGTGCCGCACTGAGAGCACCGCCAATCGGTCAACTTGACGGCCATCACGCCACCGAGCGGGCGGCGATCTCATACTCGCCCCCGAGATGATGATAGGTATTTCCCGCTTCACGCGTGGTCATGCGGAACGATCGCAACCGAATGCACTTATCGATTGCGACCCCGGTCACACCGCCCCGGGCCGCATGCAGAACGGCATGCATCCGGTCAACCACCGACTGCAACGGCAGCACCCGGTCGCCCTTAGTGATCGCTTTGATCAGGTAGACAGGCTTGTTCCAGATGGTCACACCGCCGCCACCGAGCAGGACATCGCCCGGCGCCAGGAGCGAGAACACAATCATTGGGTAGCTGTCTACACTCGCCGGAGCAAGGGCCGCATAGACCCGACCGTTCACCATCGAGTTGAGCGTGGGGTCACTCACAAGCACCGTGCGAATCCATTGCTCGATGCGGGTGATTTCATCAAGCGGTTGGGGATCGCTCATACCAGTTCACCCCCGAGGTCTTCGAACCGCTTCGGGAATCGCTTCTCCGCCTCGCGTACTTCGTCGCTGAAAAATGGCGATGCCGGGATGAATCGCGTGCCATAGTTCTGGGCGGCCGGATATGGATAACCCTGGTCGCTCACGGCGGTGACATCGACATTGCCGGCAAACCAGCTTTGCATTTCCGCCGTCACGCTGCCGAGCATACGGCCGGTATCGATGAGGTCGTACTTGCGGATGTTGTCCTCGACGCCCTGCTTGGTCTCGAGGATTTCGTCCACGATGCGCTTGTGCACGGAACGCGGGAAGAGCTGCGCCAGCCGGGGCAGCTTGTTCATCGCCACATCTCCACGCACCGTCAATCGCATCGTCTACCCCGCCGTTCCTGCCAGGATGCGGACACTGGTTCGCATCGTCTTGAGGTCGTTCGTTCCGAAGATCGTGAATGTCTCTCCGCCGGTGATCGTGATCTCGCTCGGGATGGTGATCGTTGTGCCGAGTGGAACCGCGATCACGACCCTGAGGTCCTTCCCGATCCGGTCCGCGATCACCTGGTCGTCCTTACTCGGGTCTTCGCTCCTGCATTTGACCGTTACCGTAGTCGGCGTGCCGTCGGTCCAGCCGCCGGCGGCATCCATTTGCGGAGACGTCGGATAGGTGGCGATCGTGCAGGTATCGCGCATGAGCGCCTCGTCTGCCGCAATCAGGCTTGGCAGGGCGGCATTGACCGCCGTCGCAAACACACTCATTTCGCCTCAGCGATTGGTTTCTCCGGCGCTGGCGTTGTGGTTGCTCGTGCCGGCTTTTCCTCCGCAGCTTTGGCTTTCGGCTTGAGCTGCGGCTTTTCGTAGCCGTCAGGTTGCACCTCAAGGATGCGGAACCCATTCGGCTTGTAATCGCGCTCGAACACGTCTATATCCGTCAGCCCGAACGTCTGATCGGTCTGATCGTTCCTGATCTGGAATGGCTTCATAATCACCACCTTTCACGGCGGAACCGCGGTCCCGTACTCCCGGTCCCATCACGACCGAATGAGGGAACCACGCGGTCGGTGTCATCCTCGTACGATTGCTTACTCGCGATCGAGATACCCCCGGCAAACGGCGCCGCAACGCCGGAAGAAACGAGATCATCCTTCGCCATCTGCTTGAGACTGGCGCAGAGCTTGGTGTAGCGATCGGCAATCTGACTCAGGCGGACACTCACGTCACCGACGGTTGTATCCGCCTGATCGGCGTATTTCGCTGCAATCGACGACGCGCACACAATCGCCGTCTTCAGTGCGTCGTTATCGTTCTGCATGAGCCGTGCAGTGATTTGCTCGTCACTCAGCTTGGCGCTCGATTCCGGGGATACGTTCGTATCTCCGATGTAATCGCGCACCTGGTCTTTGGGCGTAGAGAGCGCAGGATCAAACGTCGCCGTCACTTATGCCGCTCCTACCGTCGCCATGACGGGATCGCCATCATCGTCGTCGCTCACGATGTCGATCTGATACCGGCTCATCGGTAGGCGCTTCCAGTGCCCGCCATTGATGCGCCATTCCGCCTTGCAGCAGCGCAGCCCAACAGTCAGGATGGCGTTAGCAATCAACCGCGAGTACGGCGCGATGCGAAGTGCCACCGGCGCCGCGATCTTCATCAACGGCCAGTCGCGGACAATTCGCGTCTCGACCTCAAACGTGCTCTTCGCCATCGTCCTCTACCTCACGTTTCGGTCGCACCCACGCGCGCGGATGCGCCGCACGGGCGTCGGCCTCGGTCGCGTACTCGATCGTGCTGCCATCGTCGAGCACCACGACCACAGCCGCGCTCGGTTTCGTGGCGGGATGGTCGGGCTTTGGCTCCTGGCCGGTCTTGCGCGCCGCCATCACGCGTACTCGCGGATGTGCAGGTAGATGGTGCCGCGGAACTCCGCCCAGTCGTTCGACCCGGCGGTATAGGTGACGCTCTTGGCGGTCACGGATGAGGTCAGGAACGTTCGCTCGTAATTCGACCCCACGTCGCCGGCGCTATTCGCGCCGGCGGCAAAGGCCGGCGCCAGCAACGCACCGATGGTGGTGGCGGAGAAGTACGTCTCGGTCCCACCGGCGGTCAACGCGGCGGCCGGCCGGACAATGCCAGCCGCCGCGACGCTCGCGCCGTCCACGAAACCATCAGCATCGCCGCCCGACTCGCTGGACTTCAGTCCCACGTCGAGGGTCTTAGTGGCACCGGTGGCCTCGGCGGTCGCGACCTTGATACGGGCTTCGATAACCTCTGCGTTCGCCGGCAGGTCGTAATTCGTGTCCTGCTCCGAGCCAGTCGGAGTGGTGGCGATCGGGATGGCGTGCCAGTACTCGGTGACGCCAGCTGACTGGTACGCTCCGGCCTGTACGGTTCCACCGCGAAACGTTGGATTCGGCATCATGCCCTCCTAGGCGGTCGCGGCCGTCTTGTCCAGGTAGAGCGGCGCAACCTGGTTGGCGATCCGCTCTTCCCGTTCGTCGAATCGGTCCTGTTCGTCCGGATCAAGCGCGGCGCGTTTGGTGATCTTGTCGCCGTGGGCACGCCGCTCCGCCTCGCCGATGAATTCGGCGCCATCCAGTTCGCAGATGTAGGTGTCGCTCCCCCGCGGCACCTCGGCGATGTACCCGAGACGGATCAGCCGCTCATTGTTCGGATAGTCACCGAGGGTGAAGACCTGCCCGCGGTCAAGGGACTGCGGGCCGTAGTCGAAGGCGCGCCGGGCGTAGTACTTCTTCGTGCTCGCCGCTGCCATTAGGACACCGCCCCGGAGAGGAACGTGCCAGCAAGCGCGCTGGTGATCTTCTGGTCGAAGTAGGTGTTCGCCTCGAAGATGTCCACTTCGCGCTCGTCGTCACGCAGCTGCTTGATCGCCTGGATCGAGCCGCCGGTTGCCGGGCCGTTGCGCCACACGAACGTCATGCCTGCCTGTGGCTGGCGCAGCGACACCCGTGGGTTCACGTACAGGAAGAGGGCATGCTTGCCCCAGATGCGCGTCAGAGTCACGCTCGCCTCGGCGGTCCCTTCGGGGGAAGTCGTGTAGAGCGCGCGGCCAACGAGCAGGTTGTCGATGCCGACGAGGCTCTGGAACAACTGCTCCGAGACGACGCCGGTCTGGGTGAACTTGATCGAATCCACCACGGTCGGGTGCCAGCGCAGCTTGTTCCAGACCTGTTTGCCCATGACGGTCGTGTTGGCCTCGATGCCGATCCGGCCTTCCACGTCGTCCATGTAGGTGGTGAAGTCCACCAACGGGTCCGAAGTGGCGTAGTTGCTCCACTGGGCGAAGTCTGAGCCGCCGGTTTCGTCGTTGGCCCACTTGCCCGTGGTGAAGTGATCGGTGGCAAACGCGATCTCGCGCTTGAGCAGGATCTTGTCTGTCGCCAGTTCGGACGCGTCGACATCGAGGTTGAACGGCATGTCGGTGTTGGCGCGGTCGTCGTCCGCCACCTCTTCCGCCCATGAGTAGCGGTTGCAGTAGTAGGTATCGGTCACGTCAACCGTGAAGTTGCCACGACCCGACTTAGTGCCGGAAAGGCGCGGTTTCGCGTCGTCCCGGAACCAGTGCGATCGATCGTACTTCGGCACGATGTCGGCCCGGTTTTCAACCGGGACAACCGGGAAGATGCGATCGGCGATGTAGTTGCCGTTGCGGTACGCGATGCTGACATTGGTCAGCAGTTGGTTGATGTGCAGTCCATCCGGAGCGACCATCGATTCCTCCCTAGCCCGCTGCCGTGCGGAAGACAGAGCCAACGCCCGTGATGATCTCGATCACGGTGCCATCAGCCGACGAGATATCGTTCGCAATGCCGACGGTGGAGTAGTCGGCAGTCGCTTTCTTGACCGCCTTCCCGGCACTGCCAGGTCCGATGAAATCGCCGACCGCGATCGCGGTACCGCTCCCATCGGACGCCACCTTCATGCGCGAACCGAACAACTGCACCCGGGCCTCTTGGCCGGACGCCGGGGCATTGAGCAAGATGCCGATCGCCCGATCCGTCGCGGCGTTAGTCGCGTTCACGGTGTCCTTCGCGGTCAACTCCACAAGGAACCACTGTTTGGCTGAGAGGTCAGCCCCGGCAATGAACGTACTCGGCTGCCCAGCCCCAACTTCGTACAGAGCCATTACTTGCCTCCCTTGCTGGCCTCAGCCGTGTGCTGCCGGTAGAGATCAGGGTTTTCCGAGAACACCTGCGTGAGCGCGTCCTTATAGGTCAGCGTGGGGGTCTCCTTGAGCTTGGCGTTCGCGAGATCATTTGCCTGCTCGGTCGCAGTCTTGCCCGCGTCATCCCCGCCCCGGCTGGTGCCAATCGGCGTGCTGAGGAGTTTTGCCCGTTCCGCGAGCGCCTTCGCCTGCTCGTTCTGGATGTCGATGTACTCGCTAACTTCTGCGGAATCGTCGCCAAAGGCTTCGGCCAGCTTGGTCAGGAACGGCACATGCTTTTCAGCGCCGCCCGGCCACGGGGCACCATCGGTCGCCCCGGCACGGCCCTGGGCAATCTCGGTAAACCGCTTCTTGCGGGCATCGGCCTCAAGTGCTGAATTGCGCTCAGACAGTTCCTTGAGCTTGGCGACGCCGCCGAACTCCTGAAACGCCTTGAACTCCGCCAATTGCGTTTCACTCAACTGCACCGCCTCTGCCGCTGGCGGCTGATTCTGGGTCTTCTCGGCTTCCGTCATGCCGATCGTCTCCTTGGGGGATTGCTCCCCGAACTGCACTGATGCGGCGATCTCGCTGGCCGCCAGCGGTCGCAAAACATCCGTCTTGAAATAGGGGTGGGTACAAATGGCCATGCCGGCCGGAACGTCGCGAATCCACTCGCCCGTCACGGGGCTTTGCCACTCTTCAAAGTAGTCAGCGGACACGTACTTGAATCGGTCCTCAGCCAGCAGGGTCGTGCCGCGGTCGGTCCAATCGACCTTGACCTCGATGGCCCCTGCTGTACCGATCCGCATGTCGGTGATGTACCCGACAGCGCCGGACAGCTTGAGCTCGTGGTCAATGTCGACGGGGAGCTCCTGGCCGTACACGCCGTCGTGGAAGTTCTTGACCATGCGGGCGAGCTTTTCAGGTGTATAGGTGAGCTCGCCCCAGTACTCGTGGTAGTAGGTGCCTGGGCCAGGGAGCCACTGGATCCATTCGGCTGGCTCGAGAAATGCCCGATGCGACAGGCGCCGCGACTCCCTCGCCTTGCCGGTTTGCGGCTTGCGCGTCGATCGCTCCGCGTAGTACATCGACTCGTAGACCCCGACGTACTCGGTGCCTTGCTGGTTGTAAAACGGGATGTTGACCCGGCGATTGCCGGCCACGACCGTGATTCCGCTAAAGCTCAGGTCGATCATGGGCGGCGCGGGCGGAGTCTTGGCTTTCGGGGCGAGGTACGAGAGTGTGATATGCGGAATCCAGTACCGCTCGTCGAACGCGTCGTACACCCCAGCCTGGTGCATAGCCCGCATGACGGCTTCGCGGAACCACTCCAGCCCGTCAATCTCTGGCAGCGCCCAAAACACGTCCTGCCCGTCGCTCTTGTCGCTGGCACCAAACCGGCCAAAGCCGCTCACCCTACCGGTAAGCCCCGAGTACGACGCCGCTACATCCGCCTGGGCGGCGATAACGCGTGCCCACGTCACGTCGTCGGTATCGGCCATGTCGGGCACGTAGCAAAGTGTGACGTGTAGTTGGTCCGCCGCCTCACCGCCCGCGATCGCCAGTTGGGTTGCCTGCTCGGGGTCGAGCCATAGCGCCACCAGGAGCCCGCTGTACCCGCCCTCCGCGAGCGTGATGGCCTCGATGCCGCGCTCGGCAAAGCTCAACGCCTCCGGCAGCGGCACCGCCGGGTACTCCCGCTGCCACGCCGACCGGATGCGTTCACGCGCGGTGGCGATTTCGGTTTCGCTCAGTTCCGGCAACTCAGGCATTGATCGCCTCGCACAAACAAAAACGGCCCTGCGCACTCCCAGCGGAATGCATCAGGGCCGTCACATGGCCATCTCTTGAGTTATGGATAGCTTACCACACGGCAGTTTTGACCGTACTCAATGACGCAATCAGCGAATCTCTGCCTCTGGGGTGATGTCGTTGTCGTACGGGACGACGAAATGACTGTAGAGCATGCCGCGCTCCCGGCAGCCCGAGCAGACGCGGTCATCACCCTCGGTGATCCAGCGGCACTCCCACTGGCTCTCTTCATCGTTGCTCGTGATTGCCCATTCGCAACGGCACCGGCTCAAACATTCAGTTTCGCCATCTGCCGGATACACCGGCAGCACGAGCACGCCCTTGCCCTCCCCTGCCGCCGCGGCCTTGCCCTGCTCGAACGCGTTGACCGAAGCCCCCGCGTAGAGCGCCGACCGCGCGGCAATGGCGGATTCGCTTGCCGTCAACACATCGGCGACCGACTGTCCGATCGCCCGGTCCTCAATTCGTAACTGGATCGAGGAGGCGAATGCCTCGAAGTAGACGTGCTGATCCTTGACGATCCGCGTGACGGCCAGCCAATCGGCATCAGCCATGCGCTCTATGCCACCGCGCGCAGCCACGTACCCGTTGGCGATCATCTCGGTGATGAGCTCGCTGAACGTCCACCGCCACTGCGCGAGTGTGATCGTGTCCTCCGCCAGCAGCGTCGCGAGTTGCGCGAACCGGAGCGCATAGTCATCGGCCAATGCGTCACGGACAGAGACGCTGACGCTCATGCGGGCTCACCTGTCGGGAGTGCCGGCGGCTCCGGTACGGGTGCCGGCAATTCCTGATCCGATTCGGCATCGATCTCGTCTTGGGTCGGCAAATTCTCCACCGGCAATCCGGCAAGCTCATGCACAAATTCAATGAGCGCCGGGGAGTCAAGCAGGAGCCCCGCGTTTTTCAAACTGACGAGGTACTGCCCAACCACCTGGAGATTGACGCTATCGATCCGCCCGTGCTTGATCTTCGGCGCCAGCTCGGGGTCGATGCCATTGACGCGCATCAACGCCGGGATGGCCTGCGTGTTGATCGCGTCACCGATGATGTCCAGGTGGGCGGCGATGGCCTGTTGAAAGAGCCCGCTCTGGGTCTCCGACAGCGCGTACGTGCCAACCCCGTCCTGGCCGGCCCGCATGACGTTGGCGAGGAACACGGCCACGATCTCGTTGGCGTACCGGCGGATCAGCTTATCGGTGTCGATGGCGCGTTGCCCGCCGGTGGATACGAGCTTGAAATCGAGGGTGCGGTTCCCGTCCTGGTCGAAGATCGACGGGAGCGAGATGCCGGCCTGCTCATCCGTTCGTACAGTCGTAACGATCCGGTCAATCGCTTGCTTTTCTGGGCTCCCCTCTTTCCATTCAGGCGGGTAATACATGAGCGGCAACCCCGCAAGGTCGCGCTCGGCTCCGATCGCCTCAACGGTCTGCAGGTTCCGCTTCAGGTACCAGGCATCCCAGGCTGGCCTCAGCGGTGTCCAGCCTTCGGGTGAATTGGTCTTTGACGAGTACGTGATGTGGATGCACCGTTCGAGGGGAATATCGATCACCTGGCTGGTCTGCGGGTCGCGCTGCTTCATTGCCGTCGCGTCCCCGTACTCGTCGAATTCCCAGCCGTCGCACGTCGCCTGCGGGCGCGTCTGCCACGACCGCCACCCGATCCGGCCATCGTCGTACTTGGAGCGCTTCGCCTTATCGTTTGTGTCCGGACCACCACGGACCTTGTAGACGATCTCCTGAACCACGTAGCCCCACGGGATGTACGACAGTGATGCGCTCAAGGTATCGCCCGGCCACAGACCATCCATGTCTTCCAGGCATTGCTCGACGAAGTCGGCAATCTCCTTCGCCTGCTCTTCCGCGATGCCATCGCCCGAGGCTGGCTCGACCGTCCAGTCAACGCCGCGGATCATCATCTCGATACTGTGCAGGATCGCTCCCAACTCGGGATCGTTCTGCATGTCCTGGATCGTGCGCTTACGCTGCTCACCCTTCCAGGCGCGCTCGCGGTCGTCGTAGGTCAGCCGCCCGCCGTACTGGACGACGCCGGAGCGCCCGATCGGGGTAAGTTGGCGGGCAGTGGTCGCGTCGGTCATGCGTCGACTCCAAGATCAACGGCGCTCATCGGCTCCTCCGGGCGCGGGGCTGGCGGGCGGTCATGGGTTAGGCCTCTGGGAGGGACTAAAGACGAACATATCCCGAGCGCGCATCAACCCACGCCCCTAGTCCATCAGCGAACCGGTCGGCGATCATCTCGTGTCCTGCTTCCGTTGGGTGTGCGCTATCATGGCCGTCCACGCCACCAATCGCCCAGTCCGCCCAGCCGTCGCCTGCCGGTGCTCCGGATCGTCCCGTTCCCCGCATCCAGTCGCCTGGCTGATAGCTACTCATGGCACCGTTGAGCGTGTCCATCCACCAGTCACCGCCGGCATCGGTAAAGGCTTGTTTGATGGCGTTGTAGACGGCAACGGTATTGCCGCCAGGGTTACTAAACTGCAAGAGCATGCCAGAAGCCGCCTGGGGCACTCCCGCTGCCTTCACCCGCCGGAAACATTCTTTTGCATTGGCATAGGTTTCTGCGGGCGTTTTGATATTGTCATTCGCGCCCGCGCCCCACAGCACAATGTCCGGCTTGTATGCCAAGATGCCGTCGATGCGGTCCAGGTGGGTGACGTTGTAGACTCCGCCGTTGGCAAAATCCGTCCCGCCGACGGCCTGCTGCCACACATCGCGATAGCCGAGCTTATCCCCGATGCGCTGCACCATCCCGAGGTGCTTGCGGGTATTGGCGACTCCGGCCGCCGCAAACCAGGAGTTGCCGATCGCTGCGAGGCGTGCCCCGAGCGGCACCGGCGACCGCATGATCGGGTCATTCGGGTGCTTGTTCACCCCGCACCAGATCGCGTCGTAGAACGCCAACTCGATAGTACGCGGGCCTGGCTCGGCGAATCTCACTAAAATCTCCTTGAACTGCCCGCTATTACCCGGATCGACGGCATCAAGGCTGGACCACAGACCGTCGATCTTGATCGCGACCTTGCCACCCTGGCGCATGATCAACCCAAACCCGTAGGTATTGGGGTCCGTGTCGATGGCGGTCTGGCAATTAACCCGGAAATCGCAGCGGAACGGCGCTACGCTGTAGGTCGTCACGCGATGATCAATGTAGGTAGCCCTGTAAAAGGTCTTGCCCGAGAGGAGCGTGACCGGCTCTACGGCCCCGCAAAAATAGCGGATTGCGGGATTATCAACCGTGATGTACTCGGCACCCGCAATCACGCTTGTGGGTAACGCGCTTCCCGATCCACCGGACTGGACTTCGATCGCCGGTGGTGACGTCATGACGATGAGATCGTTCTCGACGACGCGGCGAGCACCGGGGTTGGGGTCTACCAAGCCAAGCGCTTGCGCCCGCGCCACCGACCGCGCCACCGCGCTCCCCGGCGTGCGCAGGGCGAGGGCGATGTCGTCGCGCGTATCCGGTACGGCGATCCCGTCATCGACCGTCGCCAGCTTGATCGCGTACCCCGCACCGGCTACCCGCATGTACGGCTTACCGTCGGCTCCGGTGTAAATTCGGTCGGTCATGGCCCTACCCTATCCCGATCGCGAGATCGATGCTGATCGTTCCGGTGATGCGGATGGTCGGCTCAGGCTCCGGCACCGGCGTCAGGGCAAAGACCACCCCCAGCGCAGACGTTACAGAGCCGCTTGACGTGATGGACTTGGTACCCGAGTCCCCTGCGGTGTCCTGGATCGCCC